ATTACAATAGACATGTTTTTTCAAGCTAATTGGGATATAGGTTTTAAAAACTCTAAAGGTGAATGGAGATTAGGAATTCTGTCTGAATGTGTGATAGAGAAATCGCATAAAAATTTAGCAGATACTGCTACTATTTTATTACCAGAAAGCGACATGAATCATGTTTTCCGAGTTCAAGACGAAATCAAACGAGGTGATTACGTAGTGATAAAATTAGGTTATGATGCCAATTTAGTCTCAGAATTTGAGGGATATATTAAAGAAATTATTGCTGTAGATGGTTCTTTAGTAATTAATTGTGAAGATGCTCTTTTTCTCTTTAGAAATGACATTAAAGACAAACAGTTTAAACCAGCAACTGTAAAAACGATTGCTGAATATTTAGTAAGTCAGATAGATAAAACTTATAAAGTAGTTTGTGATTATGATATTCCCTACGATAAGTTCACTATATATCAGGCAACGGCTTATGATGTTTTAGCTAAAATTCAGGAAGAAACTGGAGCTGATATATATTTTGATACTAAAAATAAAGAATTACATATTCATCCAGCATATACAAGAAAAACTGGAGAGGCAGCTTATTGCTTTCAAGTAAATATAGAAGAGGGTTCTTCTATTGAATGGAAAAATGCTGAAGATAAAAATGTAGAAATCACAGTAGAAAGTGTAGGATTAGATGGTAAGGTGATACAGCATACTGTAGGGAAAGCAGGAGGTGAAAAAATAACAAGAAAAGTTGGTAGAATGAGCAAAGAAGCTATTAAGCTTATTGCTGAAACTGAATATAAAAATACAATTTCGCCTGGATATGAAGGTCAGATAGATAGTTGGCTTATTCCTTATTGTGAACCTGGATATTCAATTATTATTGATGATAAAGATTATCCAGAACGTGATGGAATTTATTACTCTGAAGCTGTTAAAATATCATTTTCAGATGCAGGAGGTAAAAGAAGTATTACTCCAGGAATAAAATTGAGTAACTGATGAGAGATAAAAAAAAAGAGCTCAAAAAAAATATACAGAAGATTGTAGGGTTAAAACCAAATTATCCTATTAATGCAACTGTTAGCGCTATTAGCGGTAAAACATGTAGTGTTAAGTTATCTGGAGGATTAGAAATTACAGATATAAAATTAACAGCTACTACAGAAACAGGAACTGATTATTTTATAATGGTTCCAAAAGTTGGAAGTGATGTAATGATGATTAGTTCTGATGGAAGTATAGATAACCTCACTGTAATTAAATGTGATCAAGTAGAATCTTTTTCATATAGTCAGAATGGCTTATCAATAGACATAGACAGCAAAACAAAAAAGATTTCTCTTAAAAACAATGAAGTCGATTTAAAAGACATTTTTGCTGATATAGTAGATGCTTTGCAGACATTAAAGGTTTTTACTGCAGTTGGTCCTTCAGGACTTCCTATTCCTACCAGTATGGCGAAAATAAATAAAATTGAAACTGACTTTAAAAAGATTTTAAAATGAGTTTAAATAGCAAAAAAGCAGAAGCCAAAACGCAGGTAAAAACGATGTTAGAAGAAATGCTAACACGTGAAAATAATTCTACAGAAGAGCTTGCAGAAAGATTAGTAGAAATCATGTATGCGTGGCTTATGCAGGCTTCAATAAAATATAATGGTGGTTTAGTTGCTCCTAGTGGTGGAGGAACCGTCATAGGAACATTTAACGGAAATTTAGAATTAAAACTAAAGCGACTGGGATTCAATATAAAAATAGTACAGGTCAATTATTTAGCCTGAATTTTTCTGTGTTAAGAGATGCAGATAATAAAATTATATCAGGATTAACTATCGGACCAGTTTTAGAGCAAAATATGGCATCTATTTTAATTGCTGAACCTGGAGACTTCAAAAATGATTTGACGCTTGGTGTTGGCTTACGTTCCGCTTTAATGAGCGAAGATTTACTAGAATATCGCCATGCAATAAAAGAACAATTTGCAAAGGATAATCTAGATGTAAAACATTTGAATTTATATAACCTTCAAAATTTTGAAATCGATGCAGAATACGAAAGTTAAACAAGGACAATCATTTATAGACATTATTTGTCAAGCTACAGGTTCTCTTGATAATGTGATTTCTGAAGCGATTGTAAATAAGAAGTCAATCACAGATGATTTAATGATCGGTGAAGAAATATTTACTCAGAAAGAAATAGATTCTGAAGTAATAAAAATATTAAGCAGAAAAAATCCTTCAACTAATGGAACCGTAGAAATGTTAGGTGAAAATTTAGAAGGTATAGGAAACTGGATTATTAATTTAGATTTTATAGTAAGTTAAAATGGCTAGAAGTATTACAGCAATTAAAAATTCTATCACTTCAGAATACATTGCAAATGAAAGCATAAAAAGCATTTATAGTTTAGATGAAAATAAGAGTTTTGATGAACAATTCTCTATCGTTTCATTTGAATCTATTCTATTTGGAATTATCGCGATTGCGATTTTCATATTAGAATCATTGTTTGACAATCATAAAACGGAGGTAGAGACAGAATTGTCCTATAAAAAACCACACTCTGAAAAATGGTATCGTCAGAAAGCTTTAGATTTTCAATATGGTTTTGACCTTATTACAGATAGTGATTTGTTCAATAATTCAGGATTTACTGCAGATCAGATTACAGCTTCTAAAATCATTAAATATTCAGCAGTAAGGCAAGCTGTTTCAGAATCTGTTTTGGTTCTAAAAATAGCAACGGAAACAGATGGTGAACTGTCACCAATTAGCTCTAGTCAATTAGAAGCTTTCAATTCTTACATAAATGAAATAAAAGATGCTGGTGTAGCCATTAGAACGATTAATTTCTTACCAGATATTCTAAAACTCACAATGAAAATATATCGTGATGCACTTGTTTTAGATCAGAATGGAGTTTCTAGAATTGATGGAACAAAACCTGTAGAATTAGCAATTCTAAACTATCTTAAAAACCTTCCTTTTAATGGTGAGTTGGTTTTGTTTGACCTTCAGGAATACATTAAGCAGAATGCACCAGGTGTAATAATTCCGCAAATTATAAAAGCAGAAACAAAGTGGATAGATGTAGCTTTAGATGATTACGGAAATTTTGAAAATATAGATGTTAGAAAAATTCCAGTATCGGGATATTTTAAAAATCAAGACTTTTTAAATATTGAATATGTGGTATAGTGTAAACTGGAGACGATTAGCAATTTTACTCACTCCACCATTTTTAAGATCAGAATTTTTAGATTTTGTAAAGGCTTCATTTAAGCCATTACAAGAGCTGCATGATGAATGGTTAAGATTAAGAGCTAGTAATCTTTATAAAATAAAACATAATTCACAAGTCTGTTATTTACGCGCAGCGCTTAATGATTCTTTTGATTATGATTTACGCAGAATTGTCATTGTAAATGGGAATAAATATAAAAAAACATACATCTACACCAGAGGTGAACAAAAGCCCAAATTTTTAGGCACTTTATATATTCATTCTCGCGATGATTATCAAGATACCGGAATAGATTTCATTGTATTAATTCCTTCGGATTTAGTCTATAATGAAGATCAGATGAAAGCATTAATAGATTTTTACAAATTAGCATCAAAACGTTATAAAATAGTTAAACAATGAATAGATTAGATTTTGACCAATCAGGAGGTTTCCCGATGTCTACAGAAATATTACAAGCTATGCAAGCTTCTTATAATTCTCTCAATGAATTAGGACGAATTTCAGGAGATAAAACAATTATTTCTGGCTGCGAAATAGTAGGTGATAATTGCTCTTCAGGTTTTGTAGTAATAAATGGTGAACTATTATTTTTTAAACCAGGAACTGTTGGTGAATTTGTAATCATTCAAGAAGTTGCTGAAGATCAACAAGGCTTCGAAGACGGTTCCGCAAAGCCAATTATTTACGAGCGTTATGCAACTTTTGGAACTGCTGATGTTCAATATGCTTGGGATGATTTTAAACGCCCTTTAAATCTTCTACAAATAGAAGCTAAACTAACTCAGCTGGAAAATATGGTTCCGATTGGTTTGGTTGCAATATGGGACAGACCAGCAGAAGAAATTCCTGAAGGTTGGGAAGAGCATACCGATTTATCTGGTAAAACTGCTGTAGGTCATTTAGATGGCGACACTAATTTCGGAAATTTAGGAGGAAATCTGGGTACAGCACAAGTAACACTTACCGAAAATCATTTACCAGAACACAGACATAAAATAGCAACGCCAACAAGCCAATCGTCATATCCATTGCTAACAGGTTCCACATTTATGGCAACTATAAACAATGAAGGAAATGATGGAAACTATGTTTTAGGTGGTGTGACTACAGAGCCTTCAGTTGGGCTTACAAGTAAAGTAGGTGGCAATCAAGCGCACAGCAATATTCAGCCTTCTAGAATTGTGAAATATATTCGTTTTTTCGGATTTAATTAATAGAAAACATGCCAGTTGTAGACAAAAATCAATTGAAAATTTGGTTTAAAAATTTAGCCAAACCAGTACAAGAGCAATTCTGGAACTGGATGGATAGCTTTTACCATAAATCAGAACCTATTCCCAAAAGTGCCGTAGAAAATCTTACCACAGATTTGGCTAAAAAAGCCGATTTGGTGGGTGGTGTGGTTCCAGCATCTCAGTTGCCGTTCTCGGTTAACACATCTGAGGTAATTGCAGTTGGTGAAATATCTGCAACCGAAAACACGGTAACTCTGGCGGTTCACAGTTCTGGAACTAATGCTGTAAGAATTAACGGTGTAGTTCTCACGAGAACTTTCCCGAACACCTTCAACTTTACACCTGTTACAGATGGTAGTAAATTTTTAATTATTTACGCTGTAAATGAAAGCGGAATTTTCAGACTTGCTGAAGGCGTGGAAGATTTAGAGGCGGTAGAACCAGAAATACCAGTTGGCGCTTTGTTTGTTCGCAGAATATTAATTAATTCTGCTGGAGCTGATGTGGAGCTTCCTTCACTCAATGGCTTTCGTGAGAAGGTAGAAGACGATTGGAAAGCGTATACATTTTATGCGCCAGGCGAAGAAAAATTACTTCCATTTACCACTGATAAAAAAACATCTTATATTATTAAAAAGGCAACTAATTTCGATGGGGACTTGTTATTGGTAGGAATGAAATCTAAAATTACAGATTCTGATAATTGGTGGCCAGGGAAAGAATTCACGGTGTTCAACCAAACACCTAACAACCTTATTTTAGTTGCAGGTTACACTGGGACTGGCGTAACCTTTAATATTGCTAATAATATTACGGTTCCTGCAGGAAAATTTGTGAAATTTAAAGTGTCTGCAGATTTGTCTTCTTTAGAAGTTTTAGAATTTTCGGGAGGCGGTGCTCAAGAAAAAATTAAGAGGAACCTTCAATCAAATAACATTAACTATTGCGGTTTTGCACCATTTGGAAGCGCTGAAAATGCAGCAGTTTGGACTGTAACAAAAATTACAGTTGCCGCAAACGGAACTATAACAAAACAAACATTTACAAACGTAACATGGTCATCTGTACCATTCTAAAAAATATTGAATTATGAAATTAGTATTAAAACAACCAATAGTGGTAGAAGGCGTAGAATATCCTTTTGCAATGCTTTCTCTAAGTATGTCTACGAATCAGAATGATGTAGAAAAATACTTTTTTGCAAGTAATTTAACACCTTATAGAATTGACGAAAATGGAGCTATTGAAAAGCTAGACGAAGCTAGTTTACCAATGTCTGTTATTTCAGTTTTGGAAAGCCAGTATGAGGAACTAGGTAGAGATATTCTAGACGCATTTCAGAACCAATTAAATATAATGTAAGATGGCAAATGTTTGGGCAATAAAATCTGGAGATTGGAGCGATACTACAGTATGGAATACTGGAGCGCTACCAACGTCTGATGATAACGTATACGCTAATAATTTTAATGTAAATATTAATCAAAATATAAATGTAAGTTCATTAAGAAATACAGGAATATCTGGAGTTAATGCAGGTGGAACATTTACATTTAATACAGGCGGTGTAAGTGCAAATATTAGTGATAATTGTTTTATGAATACTACTCCTACAGTTTTTTTTCAGGTTACTGCAGCGACGGGATTAGTTTCATTAAATGTACCTAATGGAATACTTAAAACAGCTGCTAGTGCTGGATTAACATACATAAATTATACAGGTAATTGTGATTTAACTATTAATGCAATTAGAATTTCTAATGCAGATACCGGCTCTGGTAGTAACTCAGCATTTATTCAAAAAAGTTCATTAGGAACATTGACTATTAATGCTGAAGTTGTTGGAGGTAATAATGGTGCAGCATGGAACACACTAATGCAATCTTCAAATAGTACAACTATAATTAACGGCAATGTTATTGGTGGTGCTAGTAATAGTATTGGAGGTATTCCTATATCCGTATCTGCTGGTAATTTATTAGTTAATGGGAATGTAACAGGAGGAGGTGGTAATTTATCAGGAAATGCTTCAATTAGATTTTTTTCATTGGGTGATTTAACAATAATTGGAAATGTAATAGGTAATATTTCAAGAGCTGTTTCAGCAACTTCCGGTACAGTTAATATAACTGGTAATATAACTGGTAGTAATTCTAATGGAATACCAAGTGTAGAAATAAATGGAACTGTTACATTAAATCATATTGGTTCTGTACAGGCATCAATATTTAGTAGTGCAATTGCTTGTAATACTCCAACAACATCTACAGTTACTTGTACTGGTCCTTTTCTTAGAAATGGTTATATTGTTGCAATCGCATCACAAACGTTAAAAATAAATTTCAATTCTAATTCTTACTTCCAGTTTAAGAAGTCCAATGGTGATGACATAGACTATGTTTCTACTGTAGAGGGATATAATTATCCTTTGGCTTCAGATGTGCGTTATGGTGTAGAATATAAGTCTGGTTTAGCTATTGGTACATGTCATGTTCCAACTCCAGATAATGTGCGTAAAAATATTCCTGTAGATAATACTGTAGGAACTTCAGATAACGTAAACGCAGAAGATATTTTAGAGGCTATTCAAAATAGCTCACTACCAATAGCAGAAAGATTAAGAAACGTAGCAACCGTAGAAAGTACTGGTGCGCAAATCACAAGTTTTAACTAAATATTATACAATGAAAAAGATTTTATTAATCCTTATCGCTTTTATGATATGCTCATGTCAGCCAACAAAAAAAGCAATACAAAAGGAAAAAGAAAAAATAGAGAATCAGACTATTCAAAATGAGAATAGAGAGGTTTCTGCAGATTATAAATCTCAGCAAAAATTAGATTTTTTTAATCTATTGCAGGAGAAAGGTTTTAAAATAACCAGTTCAGGTAATGATTATGAATTTCAATATGGAGATTTTAAATTTAAAGGTAATGCTAATGTAGAGTTTTCCGATAAAAAATCTAAGACAGAAATACATCATTTATATAAAATACATAATAAATATCGTATGCATGAAACTTATAGGATTAAAGAAATATTTAGGTTTCATATTCTCTATAAAACAGTCTATAAAGAGAAAAAAGGCATACCGTATTATGTTTTTATTGCTATCGGTTTTTTCTTAAAAATTATCCTTCAGCTCATTTATCAATTCATTAAAAAAACATATTTCAATGGAATCAAAATATAATTATTTAAAGCTTATCAGTTCGCCTAAAGTAATTTCTGAAGCGATGAGATATTTCGGAATAAATGAGATTAAAGGTTCTGCAAGTAATTCTACCATAATGCAATGGGCAAAAGAAGTTGGTGTAGAAAAAGTTTATACCAATGATGATATTGCCTGGTGTGGCTTATTTGTAGCGAAAGTGATTCAGAAAGCTGGGTTTGCTCCAGTTAAAGATCCATTATGGGCTGCAAACTGGTCAAAATTTGGAACTAAACAATCTGAAGCTATGTTAGGAGATGTTTTAGTTTTTAAACGTAATGGTGGCGGTCATGTAGGCTTCTACGTAGGCGAAGATTCAGCTTATTATCATGTTTTAGGCGGTAATCAATCAGATTCTGTTAATATCATGAGAATTGCTAAAAATAGATGCGTAGCAATCAGGAGATGTCAATGGAAGGTTTCGCAGCCTCCTGAAGTTAAAAAAATTATACTCGAAGCTAAAGGGGTGGTTTCTATGAATGAAGCTTAGAAATATCCCCCAGCTTTTTAAAAAATTACCACATCTAATAAAAACAAGAGCCAACGGCTACTGGAGGACATAAAAAATCTTCTGGAAGTCGTTGGCTTTATTTGTTTATAAAGATGTGGTACTGCAAAAATAAAACAAAAAAATCATAATGAAAAAGTATTATTCTATTTTAAAGAAAATTCTAGAAAAAGGAAAGTTTCAAGAAAACAAAAAAGGAGGTATTTATTATCTAACAAACCAAATTATTAGTTTAAAGCCAGATGATCTGCTTGATTTATTTGAGGGGCATTCAATAGCTAAAACTAAGCTAAAAAACGAATTGAATCTATTTCAATCGGGTGAAAGATTAGTGGAAAAGTATAGAGAGGTAGGTATAAATTGGTGGGATTATTGCGGTCCTATATTGGTTAATTCATACCCTACCTATTTTGAGCAACTTCCGGATCTAATTAAGAAAATTAACAAGGAAAAAAGGAATAGTAAGAATTATGTTTTATTCCTGGGTAAAAATGACACAGAAAGTAACCAACAGCCTTGTTTATCATTAATTCAGTTCCAAATAAGTGATGGAAAGCTTATTGTTTCTGCTTACCAAAGAAGCTCAGATGCTAATTTAGGTTTGCCAGCAGATATTTATCACTTGTATTTAATCTCTAGACAGATAGACGTTCCCTTAAAATCGATTACAATAATGTTTGGTAACGTTCATATCTATGAGAATAACAAAGAGGCTACAATGAAGCTTATTGAAGGCGAAAGTGTAAAGTTTAATTTAAATGTGAATTAA